AATCTTGGCTCACAGATGGAGTAAATAACCAAAACAGGCACCTCTGGAGGTCAAAGATATTAGCCAAAAACCCTTGGCTACAAACATTATGGCAAATTTAAGTAAATGGTAAACAATGAAGGATTTCAAGTGTAAATGTGGCCGGATCCAATCATATGCTTCTAAAAATAAATCGGGCGGAATAACAGTGAAAGAGGCTGAATCGGTTGGCTGGCGAAAGATAAATGGAAAATGGAATTGCCCATTCTGTTCTGGAAACACAAAGAAGTTATACAAAGTTTTCGGGCAGAGCTAATCCTTGATGCCGTCAGCTTTGTGGGGAAGTTGGCGGCATTAGCTTAACAAGCTGACAAAGTTAAGTAAATGGTTGAAGACACCAAACAACTTGAAACTTTAAGTTATAGACCAGACTTTACACCAAAGAACAACAGCCCAAATCAGAACTTAATGATTATCGAACAAGCCGAGGGAGCCAGTAAAGTTGTCTTAACACTGCTCGAAAGCATTGAACCCAAAACAACTCAGCAAAAAGATGATAAAGAAGGTTGTATCTGGACTTTGAAAGGCTGGGTTGATAACAACCTAAAACACTTGAGGGGAACTTTCGAGTAAATTGTATTGAAAAGGCAGTTTAAGAGCAATGCCATTTAAGCCAGGACAATCAGGAAATCCAGACGGAAGGCCAAAAAGTCAGGCGAAAACGATGCTAAGGGAGGCATTAAAGCGTTATTCTGTGAGGAATAAGCAGCCTGAATTTCTGGACTTTGTTGCAGAAAAAGCGTTTACAGATAAGGAGTGGGGGATTGCGGTATTCCATAAACTTGTACCAACATTGAAGGCAATATCAGCAGACATTAAGACTGAGGCGTTCAAGCTAATAATTGAGCGGCCAGATGATAGAGAAAAGGATAAAACCGAAGAAATTCCAAGCTGATTTTTTGTATTCGACAGCTCGCTTCCCGGCTTTTGGTGCTGGCTGGGGGACTGGTAAGACTATGTTTGGCATTATGAAAGGTTTGGACTTGTCGGAGAAATATCCAGGTAATCTTGGTTTAATATGTCGAAAGAAGTTTGTTGACCTGCGGGATTCGACTATGCGGGACTTCGAGCGGTACACGGGCTTAACTATTAACCGTGAGCGTAAAGAGGTTGAGATTGGCGATACAGGCTCAATAATTATGTTTAGGCACGCAGACGAATTAAGCGCATTGCAGAATATAAACCTTGGCTGGGCAATGATAGAGCAAGCCGAGGAATTTGAGACGGACGAATCATTTCAAATGCTACGAGGCCGGTTAAGGCGGGAAGAATGTCATCACCAGTTATTTGTAATATACAATAAGAACGGCCACAACTGGATTTGGAAGATATGGGAAAGAGACAAAAAGCCAGGCTATGAATTATTTCAAGCGACATCTTTTGATAACGCGGACAATTTACCTGCTGATTTTATCGAAGACCTTCGCAGGATGGAAGTCGAAGCGCCCCGCAAGTTTGAACGATTCGTTATGAATTCAAGCGACCAGGAGGAGGAAGGCACTATATATGGCCGAGAGCTGGCGCTTTTAGTGAATCAAGACCGCTTATGTAATTTACCTTACGACCCATCTTATCCTGTTTACACTTTCAGCGACCTTGGCATTGACGACCCGACAGCAATATGGTTTATGCAGTACATCAGCAAAGAGGTACGATGGATAGACTACTATGAGGCCAACAACGAGCCTTTAGCCCATTATTGGAAGGTTTTACAGGGCAAGCCTTATGCTTATGCCAAGCATTATCTTCCTTTTGATGCTGGTTCCAGGTCTTTACAGACAGGAATTACCACAGCGGAGCAGGCCCGGAAGTTAGGCTGGAAGGTGGAAGTGCAGCCGAGGGTTGATGTGTTGCCAGGTATAGACTTTGTGCGGGCGGTGCTTAACCAAAGCTGGTTTGATTCAGTAAAGTGCATGCCGGGTTTTGAGGCTTTGCAGGCTTATCGCTGGCAGAAGAACGAGCGGTTATCGACCGAGGAACATCCAGTCTATCATGAGGAGCCGATACACGACTGGAGCAGTCACGCCGCCGATGCTATGCGTTACGCTTCTTATGTAATCCAGTTACATCGTGAGAGCTTATATAAGCCGAGGACGTTTGATTTTCCGCAAGTCCCCAGAAAGCCGATGGTGGCGAGGAATCTGATTTATTCGAGGTAGATAATGTACAAAGACAAAGACAGACAGCGAGAGGCCAACAGGCAGGCCAAGGCAAGGCAAAGAGCCAAGCAGGGTATGACATCTGAGGGTATGACCAACGAGGGTATGACTGGGAATATGACAATAGAGACCTTAATAAAGATGGACGCTGGATGTGGTGATAAGCTAACACATGGTGTTACCGGCATTGTGGCTGGCTATCCTGACCCTGTATTTACTCAGCTCTTGGCCAAGGCTGACCCTGCTATGTGCCGGCCAGTATCCAAGCCAGGTGATGCTGACTACGTGCCTATGTGTGAGACCACAAGGAATTTTAGAGGTAATTATGCCAGTTGAAAAAATGACTTCTGTTATAATAAATATTCCTATGGTTATTGTCAAATCTCGGTATGAACCAATACCGTATATTGAAAGTTCCGGTGGCATTGCCCATAATTTAGTCGTAAGAATACCGGCGAATGACCAAAATAAAATCAATTCTGCGATGAAGGAAGGTAATCGCCCGGTAGTAGGTAAAAATGGCTTATTTCGTTGGTTTAAGCGGATTAAACAAAAATATGAGGTAGTGGGGTAAAGATGTTAATTGAGCTCTTAGACCCGACTGATAATTATGTTAAGTCTGTTCTGGAAACAGCAGGAAAGGCACAAGACCCTATGACTAAAAGTGCTGTTTTGCAGGCAGGGATTTGTGGTTACGCATTGAAAGAAGGAGATTTGCCTGAGCTTGATAAGGTGATTGATGATACTATTATTGAAAGATTAGGTCATGCCAGTTGAAAACGAACAGGATTTAGTTGAGCGTCACGTAAAGCGTTACGAGCGGCTCAAGGGCGACAGGGGCACACAGGAGTCCCACTGGCAGGATGTTTGCAACTATACCTTGCCGATTAAGGCTGTTATTACAGGAGGGAAGACGCCTGGTCAGGAGGTCGAAAACCTTCTTCACGATTCGACCGCTGTGGATTCAAACGAGAAGTTTGCAACCGGGCTATACAATTATATGACACCTGCGGGCAAGCGGTGGTTTATGATGACGACCGGGGATGGCGAGGATGACGGCCAGTACAAGGATATGATGTCTGTGGCAACCGAGACCCTGCACGAGCAGATAAACATATCCAATTTCCCGCTGGAGATATTCGATGACTACCTTGATTTAGGGACAATAGGGACGGGGAATATATACATTGATGCGGGTGACAGGACGGCGCTTTGCTATCAGACCCGGCACATATCGGAATATGTTATTGCCGAGGACGCTTATGGCCGGGTGGACACCTGTTACCTGAAGTTCCCACATACTGTTCGTCAGGCGATACAGAGATTCGGCAAAGAGAATTTAGGCCCAAAGATTACGGAGGCATTTGACGCAGGCGAGCTTGACAAGAGGTTTGACTTCCTGCACGTTCAGGCACCTAACGAGAATTACAACGAATATTCGAGGGTTCGGGACAACTGGAATATGCCTTATGATTCTCTGTGGATTTCATTGATTGACAAGGCTCTGGTAAGGCGGTCTGGCGTAAGGATGATGAGGTATATTGTCCATCGGTTTATGAAGGGCACGGGCGAGCTTTACGGTCGGAGTCCGGGTATGAAGAGGTTGCCCGAAGGCCGGACACTCAACGATATGGTGAAGTTAACCTTGGCGAATGCCGAGATGAAGATAGCCCCTTCAATTCTTGCACCGAGCGGGATGTTTGATGAGCCTCCGGTGATTCAGGCCAACGGGATAATCCAGTACACGGCGGGTTTGGGCAACCAGAAGCCCGAACCTTGGAACACAGGCGGGGACATCAAGCTCGGTCTGGATATGGAGGAGCAGAAGCGTCAGTCCATAATGCGGGGCTTTTACAATGATATATTTATGATTTTGTCGGACGACAAGGACAGGACGGCCACTGAGGTCTTGGAGATGATGCAGGAGAAGATGAACCTGTTATCTCCGAATTTCGGGCGTTTGAAAAGCGAGCTTTACGACCGTATTGTGGAGGTATCGCTGCACATTCTTTTGGAGTCGGGCATATTACAGATTCCGGTCGGTCTTCAGTACCGGATTGAGTACATATCGACACTGGCTCTGGCCTTGAAGTTCAATGAGATTAGGGCGTGGGGTAATGTCTGGGCTTCGGTGAGTCCGCTGATGCTGGTTGACCAGTCGGTTTTAGACAATTATTCTCTGGATGAGATTAGCAGGGGCATTGCGGAGAACGAGGGCTTGCCGTCCAAGTGGCTAAGGTCGATAACTGAGCGTGATGCTATAAGGGCGCAGCGTCAGAAGCAGCAGCAGGCTTTGGCGGCCTTGCAGATAGCGCAGGCTGCGGCCAAGACTTATCCGAGCATTACGAAGAAGGCCGAGGCAGGCAGTCCGGCGGCGGCACTGATGGGAGCAGCGTAAAATGAATACATTTATAATCATAGCTTTAATCATCTGTGGCACTATGCTTTTATGCACGTTGATTTGTCTTTTTACTTACTATATGATGTTTAAGAAGGCAATCCATTTCCCGGAAGAAGGATGGACGAAGA